TTACTCAACTGGGTGTCCAACCGCTGACCATGACGCCGCACATTGCCGCGCGTAGCCCTGCAGGTAGCTCAGGGCCGCGGCGTCTTCTGAGATGGCGTCTCGAAGATCAAAAACACGCTCTGATATACCGGCATTGAGCGTGATGGCGTCATCGCCCAGGCCGCCGGCGGCGGCATCTGGACGCCCTGCACCACCGGGTTGATCGACGTAGCGGGTGACGATGCGCACCCCACAAGTGCCAGCGCGCACGCAATCTCGCAGGCGCTGTGTTTCAGCTTTCGCATGATTCAGATCCTCGGTGTGTTTCTTGTCGGCAGCGGCCAGGGCCAGCCCGGCCTGGCGCTCATAGGCCCGCACAGCATCCGCTGCGGCACGGGTTTTGGTGGCGATGTCGGCCAGCACGCCCGCGTGGTCCTGCTGGAGCTGGGACAGCGCAGCATCCGACCGCCAGCCCTGGGCGGTCCAGCCCGCAGCAAAGGCCCCAGCCAGCACCAGGGCAGCCATGATGGTTTTGCTGCGGGTCGTCATGCCAACCCACCTTCGCACAGTTGGCGCTCGGCCGCGCGTCGGCGCACCAGGCCCGGCAGCTGCTTGCCGCCGGCATAGGTCCAGCGGCTCAGTTCGGCGCACGCCCCATCCATGTCGCCGGCATTGGCCTTGCGCACCAGGGTGGAACCGCAGAAGGCACTGTCCCCCACGTTGAAGGCGAACGACAGGAACGCGGCACTTTGGCCATCGGTCAGCGGCTGGCGGATGCAGCCCAGCGCATCCGCATGCTGGGCTAGGTCCTGGTACAGCATGGCCTCGCACTGCTCGCGCGTGAAGGTCTGCCCAATGCGCAGCTCCGGGCCGGTGTGGCCGGTGCACGCCGTCACGATGCCGATGGGATCGCGGTACGTGCGGTGCACAGTCCCTTCATACGTGGCCACGAGCGGCACCACGGACGCCGCAGCCGCCGCGCCGATGGCGGCAATCAATTTCTGCTTGTAGTTCATTTCGGGTAGATCCCCCGGGCCGCATTCCATGCCGCGGTCAGTGCGACCCCCAACGCCACGATGGCGGCCGTGGGCCGAGCCAGCTTGCCCAGCCAGTTGAGCACCTTGAAAGCGCCCTTCATGGCAGTGAAGAATTCCAGCAGATCAGCCAACTGCTGCTTGAGCTCATGCAGCTCTTTGCGCGTCTGCTCCAGCTCGCGCGGGATCGAACCCTGCCCACGCTCGATTTCGGCCATGCGTGCGCTGCCCGCATCGAACCGGCCATTCACCTGCTGCATCGTGCGCACCGGCAGCTCGTTTCCCACTCATCCTGCATACACCCCCTTACCCCCCAGCCAAATTCCTGGAAGGAGTCCTCAAAAACCTACCCTCTGGATTGCCTTACGCCGACTGCCGTCAGCACTTGGGCTCCACATCCGTCACCTCACCTGCAGCGCGGCCGCCGTCGCGGGGGGCCGCTAGCCCAGCCTCGTAGGCCTCCAGCGCAATGGTGTTCATCAGCTGCTGCAGCGTTCCCTGCAGGCCCGCCGACAGCTCCGGCGTGATCTTGTTGCCCACATTGGCGTTCAGCACTTCGGCCAGGCGCGGGTTGATTGCGTTGTCGTTGCCCATGTGTGGCTCCTGTTCGTGCTCAAGCGGCGGTTTCGATCTCTGCGGGCTCTTGCGTCCAGCTGATGCCCGCCACCTCCTCCGCCGTCTGTGCCGCCTGGATCTGGGCGTAGATCTGCCGGCTGCGCTGGTGGATGCCGTCGGTGTGGGCCAGCAAGGCAAAGCCCACCGCAATCACGCCTTCGGCGCCCAGCTCCACCGTGGTGTTATCGGCCAGGGTCCAGCGGATGCTGCAGGGCTGCCCGGCCTCCCGGGTAGTTGGCAACCATGCGCCGCAATGCATCAAGGGAGTTCATGTCCGGGCTCCAGAAAAACGGACGTTGCAGCCGCTCGGGGTAGATCCGACACTTGGCCCAACGAAGAAAGAGAGAGATGGAACCCAAGCCACAACCACCCAAGCCCGAAGCGCTGACACCAGAGCAGGTGCAAGCAGCCATTGAACGAGCCGAGAAGTGGCTTGGAAGGATTGAGGCACGCGCGCTGCGTGCGATCGCGCTGGGGCAACGCGATGTGTAGGGGTGCCCGCCCTGCCCTGGTCTATGCTGGTGCGGCTTACACAACCAACCCCAGGGAGAGCGGACATGACAAAACCAGAAGAACTGCAAGCGCAGATCGATGGATTGCGGCTATTGGTGATGAGCCTCTTGGCCCGAATCCCTGCGGAAGAAATCAGCAAGGACGTGGAGATCAGATTCGAATCTTGGGAGAACATGCACATACCCACCGGAGTCAGCAATTCGTATCTGGATCTGATGCAGACCGAGAAGGACCGCGCCCTTCACATGCTCGAGACGCTTCGGGGGCAGCAGAGTGCAAGTGCGAAGACATCACTGCAGCAGCCGCCTTCCGACCACGCGTCACCCTAGGGAACAAGCTGGAGCCATGCCTTTCGCGGCACTTCTTCAGCCGCTGCACAGACTCAAAAATGGAGCCGCCAAAGCGGTACGGGTCAGCCATGGGGGGTCTCCTCTGCGTTTGGCGTGGAATGGGTGCCCGCCCTGCCCTGGGCTACGATGGAAGTTCCTACACAACCAACACCAGAGAGAGCGGACATGAAACAGGAATTGATAGGTCCAACTGCAACGCTCGCTGCAGCGCTGCTGTCGAACCTCGAAGACGAGCACAGCGAATTCACTCCAGCCATCGTTGCGGCCGCATTCGAAGAGGCGTACTTCATGCTTCTCGATGGCATTCAGCGGGTGGACAGCGAGATTGCGCGGCGCGAGAAGCTGTAGTAGCGGCGTACAGGTCAGCCATGGCTCACCTCCTCGGGGTTGGGCTTGGAAGGGGTGCCCGCCCTGCTCCGGGCTACGATGGGAGTTCCTACACAGCCATCACCAGAGAGGGCGGACATGGAAATTCGGCAGATCAACTCATCGGCCATCAGCCAAGCTGGGTACGACGCGCAATCCCGAACGTTGACGATTTGGTTCACGAGCGAGCCTCTCCGTGGCTACGACTACTATGGAGTTCCGCCTCAGGTGTGGCAGGAGCTTCTGAGGGCTCCCTCTGCTGGCCGCTACTTTCATGCCAACATCGAGAAGCAGTACTCAGCCCGATAGCCGTGTCGATCAACGCCAACTCCCGCGTGAACGCCGTAGTCCAGCCACTTTCGGCCGAACGCGGGAGATCTGGGCGATCAGTGATCAGACAGTTGTTGTGCGACACAAGTGCTAGACGCGCAGCCCTCAACGCCTCGTGGATTGCGCCTTCCTGGCACTTGCCTGACTCAAAACCGAGATCACGCAGGGCTTGCCGACCATCCGGGCTTTGGGCCAGTAGCTCACGCAGATCCATGGCAGCAGCCAGAAGACCTGCCTTGGGTGAGCCCGCCTCGCGAGCAACGTGAGATGCGTGGTGCCGAAATGCGATGTGGGAATCAGCCATGCTGAACCAGCGCGCAACACACGCAGCAATTGCCGTGGCTAGTGCGCCCTGCTCTCCTGCTCGCACTGCGGCCATATCCACTGCGGGAGGCTTGCGGCTAGCCATGGCTCACCTCCTCTACCTTGCCAGCCAGCGCGTTCGCTCGCAAAGAATGGATCGCCTCCTCGGGCAAGCGCATGTAGATCGAGTCGTGAACGAACTTGCTGAAGGCGCGCATGTCGTCCTCGCTGCGCTGCGGGGTGTTCAGCTTCGAGCCGTAGATCCGGCAGAACTGCTCCACCAGCTCTGGCTCAGCAATCGCACTGGACAGGCAGTTGATGAAGGCCGGGTCGAGGTACGCAGCGGGGAAAGGGAGGCGGCCGCACATCACGCTGCCTCCTGAGTAACTGCGGGAGTGGGCTCGGTCACGGGCCTAGCCTGCTGCATACGCCACAGGGCGGCTTGGACGCGGTCTGCCAATCGAGGAGTCAGCTCTGTGGGCCATTGGGAGATCGCCTGCGAATTGATGCCGATAGCCTCTGCAGCTTTGGCCACAGAACCGCCAAGCAAATTGATGGCTTCGGTTTTTGTCATACGGAATGTTAGTGCACTTACAAAACAATTGCAAGCACTCTAATGATCACAATAAGTAAGCTCTCTTACATGACAACGCTTCAAGACCGAATTGCCACATTGATGGCGGAGACTGGTAAAACCGTGGGTGAGCTCGCAGAAATCGCTGGCGTGTCGTCCTCTGCAGTAACGCAATGGAAGGAAGGCCCAACAAAGAGCCTCAAAACTGAACCGGCCACAAAATTGGCGGCAGCAACCGGCTTTAGTGCTTTGTGGATTGCTACTGGCGCAGGGGCGGTTAAGAGTGGTGTTGCTCCGTTTGACGCCAACGTACGCCCGGCACCTCCAGGCATGCGTACATACCCAGTTATCTCCAAGATCCAGGCTGGCAAGGTGAAGGAGATGGTCTATCCATACGAACCAGGCGACGGGTTCGCTGTGGAGTTCGGGGAGGATGATGCATCACCATGGGCCTTCTATCTGGAAATTGAAGGCGACTCCATGCTGCCCGAGTTCCGTCCAGGTGATCGCGTCCTAATTGATCCCGAGGTGCAGCCGCGCCCAGGCGACTTTGTAGCAGCCCGAAACACCAAGCAAGAAGCCACATTCAAGAAATACCGGGTGCGGGGTATTGGCGAAGCAGGACAAGAGGTCTTTGAGTTGGTGCCTCTGAACAACGATTACCCCACGCTTCGTAGCGACGAGCAGCATTTAACTGTTGTGGGAACAATGCTGGAGCATCGGCGAAAATTCAGGCGTCAGAAGTAAAGCGGAGATATATCAATAAGAGGAGAAGTAATGGCTTACCAAAGTGAAATTCGGCATTCACAAATTCAGTCGCTTCTAGACAAAGCACAGTCGAAGAAATACTCAAAATATCTTTTAAAGATAAACATTGAGCGAGCAAGATCGTTCGATAAAAAAAGTATATCTTTCGATTTTCCAGTGACAGCACTTGTTGGCCCGAATGGCGGAGGAAAAACAACCTTACTTGGTGCCGCAGCTTGTGTCTACACACCTCTAAAGCCCTCATTATTTTTCGCTAAAAGTGGAAAGTTCGACTCCAGTATGAAGAACTGGAGATTCGAATATGAAGTCATAGACCGCCAAATGCGGCAGTCAGACTCCGTGAGACGAACTGTTAAATTTAAAAACCTGAGATGGTCACGTGAAGCGCTTCCGCGTGAAGTACTTCACATCGGTGTTTCCAGAACAGTACCTCTGACAGAGCGACCAGATATGAAGCGTTACACAGGTGAGCGCTTTTCTGTTCCGGATGATCAAATAGAACCATTGAAACAAGAAGCTGTTAATGCTATCGGTAAGATCCTAGGCAAGGATTTCTCCAAATTCAAAACAGTGACAGTTGATAAAAAAGGTGCGATTACCATTCTTGCCGGTCAAACTAAGAATGGGGATGCATATTCAGAGTTCCATTTTGGAGCTGGCGAATCAAGCATAATTAGAATCGTACAAGCCTTGGAAAGCGTTGCAGAAAATGCACTCGTTCTTATTGAGGAAATCGAGAATGGTCTCCACCCTCTAGCAACAATGCGTCTAGTTGAGTATTTGGTTGATCTAGCGGAGCGAAGAAAGTTGCAGGCCATCTTCACAACTCATTCTAATGATGCATTAGCACCACTTCCAGACAAGGCAATATGGTCTGCTATTAATGGGAATCTATATCAAGGGAAACTGGATATAGCATCGCTTCGTGCCATAGGTGGACAAATAAACTCACGGCTTGCAATTTTTGTTGAAGACAAATTCGCAAAATCATGGGTGGAGGAGTCTTTACGGAATTGCAAAAATGTTGCGCTAGACACTATAGAGGTGCACGCCTTGGAGGGAGATGGCACAGCGCTTAGAGTACACCTAGACCACAATATAGATCCTTCGATTGATAATGTGTCTATTTGTATACTTGATGGAGATTCGAGACATGAGAAGAATGAATCAAAGCTAGTCTTTAAGCTGCCAGGCGAAATGCCTGAAACGTACATTTTTGACAAGGTTCTAGCTACTCTTGACAAGAGTTCCGGAGAACTAGCTGTGGCCATGCTTCGGCCCTTTGAAGAGGAAGCACGAATCAGGTCAATTGTTGAAACGGTTGGCCAAACTAATCGAGATGCCCATCTAATTTTTTCTCAGATTGGTCGACAGTTGAATTTGACGCCAGAACAGCGAGTTCGAGATGCATTCTTAAGTATTTGGGCCCGCTACTATCCCGATGAAGTAGAGGCAATGTTCAAGCCCTTCTATACTCATCTCCCCCTTGAGCGCGCATTATCCGATTCTGCGGCATAGTGAATCCGGGCATGCCTCCGGTTCTGTGCGCGGATCAAATACCTGCCTAGAAGACTCAAGTAGCCGTGTGCCGCATGGACTTTCTCACGTCGCGATGCCATGCGTCCTCATTCTGAAGGTCAACACCGCACCGGCGACAAGAGGCTGCCTGCATCTGAGTTAAGACATCCACAATGCAGCGGTCTCCCGTTCTCCCTCCTCTCGCTCTGAGAGGTTAGCCCCACAAGTCGGGGCTTTTTTCTTGTCGCACAGCTTTAACTGGGCACCGATGCAGCTGGTTACCGTCTTATCCCAGTGCAGCCCCCTATTTTCGACGGTTTCCTGCGGGTTGCCTAACCAGGACATCTGAGATGCTGCTGTTGGAAATCGGCCATCTCGCAGCTCTCAACACCATGGCTAATTGGAGCAAGAACACGCTCAAATCACAGGATATTCTTCGCTATCCATGGCACTAGCTTTCTTGAAATTTCTAAATATTTTGATGTGATTACTAAGAAAATTCATAAACATAGCTTGTGATGATCTTAAGTAGGTATCAAGGACAATTATTACACTAGCTCCTTGCATGAATTCTTTACCGAACTTAGTCTTTAAAACAACACTACCATTACCATCGCAAGCATCGTTAGCTTATTATTTTAGCGCGTTCGGTACTTTTAATCATATTTTCTATGAGTTGTCAAGCAAAAAAAGCGTGTGCCTAATCTAGGAAAAGTCTACCCAAAATGATATAAATATTTCTTTTATCTAAGTACATCGAAAATGCTAAACAAGATCAATAAAGAAAAACCCAACACTATTGGCGAAGAGAATTTAAATAGAATTTTGGAAAGTGAATTTTTTAGTTTATGGACATACCCTTCAGTTTATACAGACGAAGGAATAACAAAGAATAAAGTTGGTAAAGAACTATGCGATGCATTAATTATTTTCAATAACGACATATTTATATTTTCCGAAAAATCAATATCATTCAATCCGGAAATTGATATAAAAATTTCCTGGGGAAGATGGAAAAAATCAGCTATAAAAAAATCATATGATCAATTAGTTGGTGCGAAAAAATTTATTGAATCGTATCCTGACAGGATTTATCTAGACAAAAAATGCACACAACCATTCCCTTTAAATTTGACAAAGAATAAATACAATGTACATCTAATATCCATTGCCAGCGGAATATATACACACTGTAAGAATTATTTTGACAGGATTAAATTTGGGTCCTCAGGCAGTCTTATGACCTATAAGATTGAGAATTATGACCGACCTACCCCTTTCACAATAAACACCGCTGATTACGATAATTTTTTCCATGTTTTTGACAATATCACATTCAATCTTCTGATAAGAAATTTAGGCAGCATCAGCGATTTAATTGACTATATCAAAAAAAGAGAGAAATTCTTCAAAAGTCAAAAGTATGTCAATCTTCCAGGAGAGGAAGATCTTCTCGCAATATATTTAGACACCATTAATGAAAATGGATTCGGGAATATATTTAACTCTAATATCAGTGCAGATGCGGCATTGAGAATAACCGAATTCCATTGGACAAGTTTCAAAGAAACAAATAAATATGCAGAATTGCAGATTGAATTAGAATCTGCTTCATTTTGGAATAATCTAACTAAAGGCCTGTCCGATGCTATATGTAATGGTTTATCGGCTGAAAATATTAATGCCCCGTTAGAGGCGCACGAAGTTGCCATAAGAAAACTTGCCTCAGAAAATCGAAGTTCCAAAGCAGCATTAGGTCAAGCATTGATCTACAAAACGGTAACAGTTCCAAGCAATCGTAGAAGTGGAATTGTAGTCAAATCTAAAAACAATAAAGGTGTATATTTCACAATACTGGTATATCCGTACGAAGAAAAAGACGGCGACTACGCTACATATAGGGCACGGCGCTTAGAGTACATGCAAATGTATGGGCTTGTTACAAAGTTCAAATTTCCAGAAGCCAATTGCGTTGTTGTAATATCTTGCGATAATATAGAGGCTCCTTTAAAGTCAGAATCTGTGCTAGCTCTAGAATATAAAAAAGAACTCCTAAGAGAAGAGAAAACTTTAGCGCGAAGGATGATGATTGAAGATAATATTTTGAATAAAGTAAAAGTTATATCGCCACATCCTTATCGAAACAAGAAAAAGCCCTCCAAGCCTGACACAGTAGTAATTGATCCAGATATTTATATTTAATTCAAAGCGCTGCTTTTCTTTAAGCAAATTAGCGAATGTTCAAAAATCCTCATTAAATCCTGCTGTCTTATTTTCCAGAGATTGACGCAAAATCTTAGAGAATTGAGTTCTGCGCCCTCAGTCCAGCATCCTTACATCAACTCGGATTTCATTGCTAAGAACACTTTCAAGACTTTTGTTAGCATGCTTAACAGTGCTTGTTAGCTCGCTTACATTCATTCCATCGCAGCAACACACCGCGAGACACCCAAGGCCCAGCGATACGGGGCTGAAGCCGACAGGACGCAAAGGCGGGGTTAGCTCCCAAGGGAGCGCAGACAGGAGTTGCAGACGCGATGGGTGCCAAGTGATCGAGCCAGCACCTCGGGTCTTTAAAAACCGAGCCAGAGAACAGATTGATTGGGGTGGTCGCTGAGTGAGCGCAAGAAGTTCAGCGGGAAGCAGGACGGTTGCCCGCCCTGCCCCACTCGGTCACAGCATCACAAGGAGTACGACTAGCCAAACAACTGCACGCAGGCATTTGGCGACATCGATGGTGATGCTCACACGCACGTAAGTCTTCATGGATTTCTCCGGTGAAGACCCGTGGCCACGGGTCAAAAACCCGCTTCGACTTATTACGCGCCGTTGCTAGCGCGGCCTGCGGTCTACCTAGGATTGATCGCAAACGTTCGGCTTACAGCACAAGCCCGCTCTTCCTGAGCAGCCGGATATCCATCCGGTGGCCGGCACCTTGTCACCTTAAGCGGTTGATGGCTGCAGCGGGTGTTATCAGCACCCAGGACAAGTATCTCAGACGACTGCCCCATTCAATCTGCTCTTGAGGCTCTGCGAAGGATGAACAGGCCCAAAGGCCCTGCCCCTGTGATCTGTCGGCAGAAAGCAAAAGACAGGTGGCGCGAGAACCAACACTCGCGAACCAGGCCCAGCTGGGCCAGATCAAAACAGCATGCCCCTCGCCCGCCTGAGCGGTTAATCAGGACGCTGGTACCGGCCCTCTTCGGGATATGCCAGCCGCCGCGCACGCCTGCACCTGGGACAGCAGGTATCGATAGCCAAGGACGCGCGGTAACCCATCCACCCGGGCCACCGGGGAAAAGCCAAGCCCTTTCAACCGAGAGCGCTTGGCTTTTTTACACCGATAGCAGGGCGGCCCTCCCCTGCAATTTGAAACTCAACCATGACTCAACTGAAAAAAGGCCAGTCCGTGAAAGCTCGCACCATCCGTGGCACCGCCACCATCGCCGGCAAGGTGCAGGAGATCATCGAAACCACCAAGGGCCTGTGGGTGGCCGTACAGCCGGACGCCAAGGACGTGAAACCGTTCAAAACACGCCCTGCTCTGTGCACGCCGACCTGATTCCAGCAGCCGACCGCCCGGGGCAACCCGGGCCAAACCAGAGCACTTGTCAAGCAAATACTCTGGTTTGGTGAACGATTTATTATGGAATGCCCTACACTTCACAAGTTAAAGAATTCTTAATAATATTAGGAATCACTGAATGGGCACTGCTTCTTAAATGAAGGCACACAAGGCAAAGCCCAAGCGCGAGCAATACGCGCAGCTCTCTAACGGCAACTGCAAACTCTCAAACAAGGGGATCTCCAACATGAGCACCTACAAAAGCCTGCTTCAACAAAAAGCCGAACTGGAAGCCAAGATCGCCGAGGCGCGTAAAACCGAACTGGCCCACGCGGTGAAGCAAGCGCGTGAACTGGTGGCGCAATTCGGCCTGACTGCTGATGATGTCTTTGGTGGCAAAAAGGCCGCAACCGGCCCCCGTGGAACTGTGGCCCCCAAGTACCGTGACCCCGCCACCGGTGCGACCTGGACTGGCCGCGGCAAACCCCCGAAGTGGATTGCCGACAAAGACCGCGCATCGTTCGCTATTTAAAGCTCACACACTTCCCGCATAGCCCGCATAGCCCGCAAGTCGCGGGCTTTTTTATGCCTTGCTGTGGCCTGAGCGTTTGCCTGCATCGTTTGCTGCAGCCGTGCGCTAGAAGGTGAAGCGGGCAAAAATTCCAAGGCAAATTTTCAAAAATAAGTACGCCGTTCTGGCCGCGAAGTCAGAGACTTCTTGTAGTCGCCACAGTAATTGAAGGCGGGAGCTGGAACCGCATCAGAAAACCAGAAGCTCGAGTAACAAGCAATGTCTGGCGCGCAGTACCAGTGTGCAACCCCGTCCTGGTTGATAGCCCACCAACGCGCAAACCTTGGGGCTTTGGACCAATCCACCTTGTCATGTCCTGTGCGCATGGCAACTCCTCAGATAAGCGGTGCAGTCTGTGGTGCTGGAAGTCAAGGGGCAACTGCCACTGGTCGCGATCAAGGTGGCCCACGCGCCCCTCCCTCCTGGGGAGCACCAAGCATGGTCGACACAGCGCGGAAAAAGGGGAAAAAGCCATCTGGTGCAACACCTTACCCTTAGCAACACCAGGGCGAAGACCAGGGCCCGCTCACCAAAGGCGCTACGGGCCATGGGGGTGAACAATGTAAATATTCTCTCAGAACGGTTTTTGCTCCTGAAAGAGAGTACCCTGAAGAAAGGCGATCAGCCCTGATCCGCCTTGATAGACCGGAGGTCTAAATGTCACCCCCCTCGAAATCTGCAGCCTATTTAGGCGACAGATTGCCCCAACTACCAGACTTTGACAGTCACACAGCTTCGAGTGACGACTATGTGTTCGAGCCGAACTGGCATGTACTGACCATGCTTGTCGACCAGAGCAAACAACCCAAAGTAACCATAAAAAAGGTCCGCAAACTGCAGCGCGAGAAAACTGCAGAAGAGGACTATTGATCCTCGAAGGCTTAAGCCGTAACGCATTGGTACAGCGTGGTTATCCCTAAAGCCTCATTGTGAAGATGCAGCAAGTCATCCCGATGCGCTGCAAATGGTTAAGGAATATCCAAATGACTCAGTCCAACCAACAACCCGGCCAGACCCCGAGCAAAAAACCCGGCCAAGCCGAACAGTCCTCCCCCAAGACCCCTCAACAAGGCCAGCCAGCCCAAAAGCCAAGTGGGCAGCACAAATAAGCAATCAAGTTGCTAACGCCTCGGTTTTCGGGGGCACTGCACGGCCTTCAGGGTCAGCAGTTAATGAGCCCGCTTTAAGCGGGCTTTTGATCTTCTTGGAAAGCGTGGAGGCAAAACCATGATTGAGACGAAAACACCGGTGAAATCCGAGCCTGTCGCTCCGCCTACTTCGCCTGCACCTGTAAGACAGGATGCACCGGAGCCACATGAAAAAGTAGAGCGCCAGCAAGGGGACAGAGAGAAAGAGCCTGGCGTGAAAGAAAAACAACAAAGTTAGTTATAAGCCAGCATCTGCTAAATACTTTGAATGCTAAGGTAGGAACCATGTCTAGCGTCAGCATTGCGATATCTGCTCCCCTGCAGCTAGAAGCCAATTCGTTAAGGCTGATTCTCGATTGTGTTTTAGATGGCCATCCCGACATGGCACTAGCACTCTTACAAATTGATCAGATAATTACCGACTTGCAAGTGCATGCCAACACGTCCGTTGAACTTCAAAGAAATGATCCATTAGTGGACTGCATGCAGCGAATTCGCGCATCCCTAAATTAATTTTTGGTAGCGTCTACTTACGATATAGTGCTTTACTCTACTAATTGTCCTACATCACCTCACTCTTTAAATGGCCATAATAGGTTAGGTCAATCCTTCGATTGGCCTTAATAGGAGCAGCAGTAATGAGTGAGCAATTAAATCAACCGAATCCGGGTGAACAACAGCAAAACCCCAACCAGCCGCAGCCAGGGCAAGAACAACATGACCAGCCTCTGCGCTAAGTTGTGATTCCAAGTCGGACTCTCACTTTTTTGAAGCCGACGACCTAGGGGGCTAATTCCCACAAAGTGGCTCCATTTACGGCAAACAGTGAAAACGCGAAAAGTAGATGTGTTCAAAATAGTCGGCTGCACATTTGACTAGAAAATATGGTGGGGACAAGGCGGTCCCCAAATTGCAGCCGAAATAGACCGGAGGTCTATATGTTCTCACTACTTGCATATAAGTTAAATATTGAATTTTGGCGTGATATTGGGATAATATTTACTCGGCCAATTTCCGAGCTACCGCCAAGACCGATGATTGCTGGTGCCCCCCCTTTGCCAGAGCCTCAAAAATCGGGCTTAAAGCCGCGGCGAGCGGTAATTAAAAAGAAACCGTAACTCAGTAGCCATGCGGGCATTAAACGCCGCCTCCTGCAGCGCATGCAGGGCCATGAAGCAAGCCCAGTGGCTTCCTTGATGGCGTGACTGGAAGTTGCCCACCAGCAAGCCGTGGAAGTCAGCGTCTCTCGTGACTGAGTGCAAAAAAACCGGGGCGTACACGGCAGCCATCACCCTCTTGCAGCACTAAGTGGCAGCTGTCGAATTCTCATTTGGGTTCTCACCAAGCGGCCGTCTGTTCGATTCGATGACGCGCCCTTTGCCTGCGTGCTTTGCCACATACATGGCTTCATCAGCGCGCTCAATCAACGAATCGCATGACTCGTTATCAAATTCATAGTAGGCAATACCGATGCTGCATCCCACTTTGGTTGTATGGATGTCTTCCACCACAATAGGAACCAGTACCTCCTGCAGGCAGCGCTGCATAGTGTGTACAACGCTTTCGCGATCGTTACGCCCAGTCAGCACAACGACAAACTCGTCGCCTCCAAGGCGTGCAACACAATCGTATTCACGCACTGCCCCCTTCAATCGTTTGGCTACGGTCTGCAGAACAATATCGCCGGCATCGTGCCCGTAGGTGTCGTTGACAGCCTTGAACCCGTCCAGATCGATAAAGCAAACGGCAACTGAGCTCAGGTGGCGGTTGGCAAGTGCAATGAAGCGCTCCATCTGCATGACCATAAGCCGACGGTTGGCCAGGCCCGTCAACGCATCGTGGGTGGCTTGGTGCTCGGTCTCTTGCTGGAGCTTTTTGTGGGCGTCAACATCCACAAAAATCCACACAGTATCCGTTTCCGTGATTTGCGCGGCATTGGCGTCCACCCAGAAGGTTTGACCATTGCTTTTTTTCAATTGCACCTCTGTGCGGAAGTGCTTGTTATGACTTAGCGCTTCGCTGGACAGTCGCCCGATTTGCTCATATGTTTCTTTGTCTGGATAGATGCAAAGCTTGGATTGCTGGTTCAAATCAGACACGTGCTTTCCCAGCATGCGTGCCATGGCCTTGTTGGCCCAGAGTATTTTCCGGTCGCGCACTTTGATCATGCCGATCAAGTCATTTTCGACAAAGAAGTTCTGCTCTTTCAGCAACTCTGCATTGCGCAACTTGTCAGTCAGCTCTCGCTGCTGATGCAGAAACAGGCTCCCTGCACCAAGCGCCATGAGCAGCACGCAAAGCCCCGTCAGGCTCCAGGCCCGTACAGCTTCGCTGCGCCAAGGTCGCAGGTAGCTTTCGGTGCTGATGCCGGTGTAGACCGTCAGCGAATACGGGGAGGAAAGGCGTTGGTAAGCCGTTATGCGTTCAATGCCGTCCAGCGCAGTTGGCGTAATGAACCAGCCATGATCTGGGTTACGGCGCACCGTTTGCTTCAGCGCGGTAGAGGTCAGCGTGCCTCCAACGCCAATATGCGAGGTTGGATCTGCTTGCGAGTAACGGGCCACCAAACGGCCTTCGGCAGAGCGTAGAGTGGTTGCGCTGTCTTCGCCAGGGGTCAGCTTCTGGAAAAGTTTGCGGAAATGCTCTACATCCAGGACGACGAACACAGCACCCTTGAAGGTACCGTTTTCACCCTCCAGCCTTCGGCTAAGAACCACGCTCCATTCTTTAAACGAGTGGCTGACCAAAGGCTCTGAGATGACCATCTTGTCAGAGCGTTTGACCTCTTCAAAGTAGGCCCGGTCTGCAATCGAAAAAGGCTTCTCATTTGGCAAAAGGCCCAGGCGCACCATGCCATTGGCATCGGCCACACGCACTGCTTTGGAGAAGGGAAGCAAAGCAGCCTGGTTGGTCACGGCCGATTCAAATGTTTGTGCAGTTGCCCCGGCCTGATGGAATTCGTGCGCAATAGTCGATAGTGCGTTATCGATCAGCCGCATCTCGGTGTTGAGCTCGTAGCTCAACAAGCGGGCCTGATTGATGGAGGCGTCCACGCCACGTTGAACGTGGTAATCACGCGACTCGCGCAGGTTATGCCAAGTGGACGCTATAAGTATGGAAGCAATTAGAAAAACGCCGACAACAGTTTTAAGCAAAAGCTGCCTAGACCGAATGAGACTTGTTACCACTCCATCTATCAGACGGTCAACAAAACGGATGCTCTTCATATGCGAACCATGATTGCTCAAGATGGGTCCCGTCAGTTTGCTGTTGTTGAGGTGAGGCAAGCGTACGACAAGAGATATTCACTGCCTATCAAGCCTCTATCCTCGATTGTGATCCCGCTATCAGCGGCCGCAATGGTCCGACTTGACGCGCGGCAAGACAAGCGCAAATGTTGTCCGGAGGTCACGCTTGAGACTGATTCAGCGCATCCGTTCAAGCCAGTGAACTGAGCACCTACCCTCTGGTGCAGGGCCTAGGCCGCGTTTACGCACGCCGTCCTTCTAGTTCACCTGGCATATCTGTATCTGCAGGCAACGGTGCCTGTACAACCCAGCCCGCTCCAAGCGGGATTTTTCATTTCAACGGCTCGCTTCGGCGGGCCTTTTTGCTTTCAAACAGGAGCATTCATGAACGCACGACTCCCACTGCGCGCCATACCCTCCGACGCAAATGGCCTGCCGCCCTATGAGCCCGACACTGCACGCTTTCAGGTGACTGTCGAGGGCGTCACGCTGGACACGCTGATCCATTACGGCGATGACTTTGACCTGTCTGTCTCGGCCATTTGGCACCGTGGCGTGAACATCGCCCCGCTGCTGGAGCCGAGCATCGACGAGGCCATCCTCATCGCCTACGACGTGCACCGTCAGGCCCTGCGCGCAGATGCCCTGGTGGAACGCCGGGCTGGCTTCTCTGATTGAGAGCCAGCATGCGTCCAACCATCCAACTCCAGCGCCTGCCGCGCCGCAAGAAGAAGCCCGCCATCAAGCGGGCTTTGTTCATTCTGAGCCTGGCCATCGTCGCCGCCCTGGCCGCCACCCAGCTTTAGGAGATCCAATGCGCTTCATCTACATCGTGAACGGCCAGCCCAGTGCTGCCACCTTCAGCACCCGTGACGCGGCATACACCGCCGGCCTGCTGCGCGCCGGCAACGTCATCGCGGGCATAACCACCGCCGGTGTGCGAGGTGCTGCATGAACACCACCACTCCCCTCCATCAGCCCGCCTCGTTGCGGGTTTCTTATTTTCTGGACCTGCTCAAGTGGCTTGGCATCAGCGCACTCGCGCTGCTGGCCGCCGCGGTGACCATCTTTGCGAGGTATCCGTGAATGCACTCACCGACCTTCCTCCGTTCCTTGTGCACTACAGCGCACAAGGCACAGACGAATGGAAGCGTGCCCGGGCCGGCGTCATCACCGCCAGCATGTTCAAGACAGCGCGCGAGCGCGTGGGCGGCCTGACTGCGCAGCAGGCAGACCTTGTCGCCGCCATCCGGGCCGGCATGGCCATGGAGGCCGCCGCCACAAAGGCCGGCTACAAGACCAAGCCGAAGCTGACGGAAACGGTGCAGCGCGCCATTGATGGCCTGCCGGTGGGGGAGTTTTCCGAAGCCGCCAAGAACTACGCCTTCCGCCTGGCCATCGAGCGCATCAGCAACGAGCCGCTGGATGAAGGGTTCGAGACCTGGGCCATGAAGCGCGGGCACGAGCTGGAGCCCATGGCCAGGGCCGCACATGAGCAGCACGCCGACCTGGTTGTGGATCCCTGCGGCTTTGTGACCACGGTCGATAACGCCTTTGGCGCGAGTGCTGACGGCTTGATCGGCACCAGCGGCGGAGCCGAATACAAGTGCTTGGTTGACCCGCTACGCCTGCGTACTTCACTGATCGACAACGACATCAGCGACTTCATGGACCAGGTTCAAGGCGGGATGTGGATCACCGGGCGCACCTGGTGGGACTTCTGCATTTACTGCCCCGCCCTGGCCGGCATCGGCCGCGATTTCACCCGCTGGCGCGTACCACGCGACGACGACTACATCACCACCATGGAGACCGAGCTGCTGGAATTCAAGCAGCTGGTCGACCACAACGAAGCCGCCCTGCGCGGTAGCAACCAGGAACCCGCATGACCACCAACATTCCCCAGGCCGCCCCCGCCGGCCGCCCGTTGGCCCAGATGAAACCCAAAGAGCAGATCGCTCACCTGCTGATGTCCAAGAAGGGTGAGATCGCCAAGATGCTGCCCAAGCACCTGAATGCAGAGCGGCTGCTGAAGGTCGCCCAGATCGCAGCCACCACCACGCCGGGCTTGACCAAGTGTGATGTCGCCAGCCTGGTGGGCGCGATCGGCCAGTGCGCCCAGATGGGCCTGGAGCCCAACACCGTGCTGGGCCATGCCTACCTCGTGCCCTTCAACACCAAGCGCAAGGACGGCAACGGCAATGAGCGCTGGGTCAACAGCGTGCAGGTGATCATTGGCTACAAGGGCCTGATCGACCTGGCGCGCCGCAGCGGCCAGATCGTGAGCATTGCCGCACACGAGGTCTGCGAGCACGACAAATTCGACCTAGTGTATGGGCTGGATGAAAAGCTCGAGCACCGCCCTGCAATGGGCGAGCGTGGCGATGTGATTGGCTTCTATGCCGTGGCCAAGCTCAAGGATGGTGGGCACTGTTTCGAGTTCATGAGCCGGCTGCAGGTCGAGCAGATCATGCGCAGCACCCAGAGCAAGGGCAACTACGGCCCCTGGAAGGAAAACTTCACGGAGATGGGCCGCAAGACCGTGATCCGCCGGCTGGCCAAGTACCTGCCGCTCTCCATCGAGTTCCAGACTGCGGCCACCCTTGATGGCATGGCCGACGCTGGTAAGGACCAGGGCTTGGACGCCAGCACCATCATCGACGGCGAATTCGCTGTGGTGCCGGAAGACATGCCCGCGGCGGGCCCGGATGAAGATGGCGTGGTCGATGGGCCATCTGCCAGCCAGGCACCAGCGCCACAGCCAGTGGCTTCGCCTCCGGCCATTGGCTTCACCGCTCCGCAGGTCCTGGACTTGATGCTCAAAGCCAAGACGTTGGAGGCATTGGATGATGCGGGCGGGCTGATTGGCGCACTACCCGACGAGCATGAGCGCCGCAACCTGTCCGCGAAATACGACGCTTTGCGCGCTGAGATTTCAGCCTGAGCATGGGCCGCATGCATATCCGCCATGCGGGCTTGTTCATTCCTGCCTAAATTCCATCGTGGGCACGCCGATAAAACAGGCAACTGGTACGCGCCAAGTCTAGGCGGTGCCACAGCCCCTGGATGCGCGAGGTCCAGGGGCTTTTTCTTTTGATAAGAGTGCCATAGACTCTATGAAGATGGATGAACCAAAATCTCTTCGCTCAATTGAGGAATGCAAACGGCGTTTAAGCATTATCAATGCCCCTCATGTTGCGCCACTCTCTGCTTTTGTTGAACGCCTGCGGGAGTCCATGGGTGATGAGTACAAAATTCCCTACTTTGATCCTTTAGACGGAGGCACTAAGGCAGATTGCCTTTTCCTTCTAGAGGCGCCAGGCCCAAAAGCAGTAGCGTCACGTTTCATCTCCCGCAACAATCCTGATGAGTCCGCCAAGAATTTCTTTCTCCTCAACAAAGAAGCAGGGATAGATCGGCGCAGGACTGTCGTTTGGAATATTGTCCCTTGGTATATTGGAACCGGTAAAAAGATCAGACCAGCCAATATGAAAGATATAGGCGACGCTGAATCCGCACTCCGTGAGCTCTCAACACTGTTACCTGCCCTGCATTCGGTCGTCCTTGTCGGTAATAAGGCTTCAAGCGGAAAGTCCAGAAAAATTGTCACCAATATTTTCCCAAACGCTCATGTCTCTTCAGTTCCTCACCCCAGTCCTTTGTTTGTAAACAACCGCCCAGAAAACAGGGGTGTTCTCCTTCAGAAGTTGAAAGAAGTCGCCAGCAATTTGCCGCCTTGGTCACGATAGACATAACGCGCATTCAGTTGTTCAGCTGGCTCCCCATGCAGCTGTCACGTTCAGCTGCGGCTAAAGACACGCGAGGAAGTCAATTTCCCAGCCAGACCGGAATCCAAAATTCATGGTGCTGATCACCGTCTGGCGGGTTTCATCCAGCGTGTGGACGCATCCTGTGTGAGCTCAAACCGCTGCGGGTATGCGTTGTCGTGTGCTTTCCAGTGGTCCCGCAGCGCGGTAACCATTGCGTCATAGATGTTGGCCATGGCCAGAGTCTATGTGAGCCGCCATACCCCTCCCGGCTTCGGCCACCCCAGCCCGCCCGGCACACGCCGCGCTGGCTTTGTCTTTTCTGGAGCCCTGAATGCAAACCGTTGCAGTGTTATTCGCCCGCGCTGACAGCAACTACAAACAACTCCCGGGCACCGATGTCTACGACATTGAGCGTGACGCCCGAACATATGACGGACCACACCCAGTCGTTGCGCACCCACCTTGCCGAGCATGGGGAAGGCTGCGCCAGTTCGCAAATCCACGGCCAGACGAACGAAACCTGGGCCGCCTGGCTGTTGCTCTGGTCAGTGAATTCGGTGGAGTGTTGGAGCACCCTGCAGGCAGCACGCTGTGGACTGCGCAACACCTACCGAAACCTGGAGAGCGAGACTCGTGGGGCGGATGGACGCTCGCAGCACCTCAGAAATGGTGGGGCCACAAGGCGGAGAAGGAAACGTGGTTCTACATCGTCGGATGCGAGCCAACCGACATCCCTGCCTTACCAATCGTGCTTGGCGAGGCGACTCACGTTGTCCAAACCCGCAAGCGCCGAGATCACCGCCCACACATCACGAAGTCAGAACGCGAGCACACGCCGTTACCGCTGGCCGAATGGCTTATCGAGCTGGCACGCCGGTGCCATCCATAACACCCAGCCCCGCCACTGAGCGGGTTTTCTTTTTTCTGGAGCAGCCAATGAGACACCAAGCAACCCACCAGGCAACCGTGGTCACCCACGAGAATCCCGCCGCCGCTAGTGCCCCCGAATGGGTGCTGGCGAGCAAGTACGAAGAGCTGACAGGCGTCACCCGCGAAACCGTCAAGCAGCGGAAGAAGACCGGCACTTGGAAGATCGGCCAGCAGGTTGCTGTCGTTTCCCTTCGCCTCTACGTCAACATCAAAGCAGCAGACCAATGGATAAAAGACCAAAGCTCGAAACACCACCCGGCGTAACCATCCGCAGATTTGTCACCGGTGACCGCATTCAAATTGCGTTTTCATTCGAGGGCAAAGAGTGCCGCGAGATGCTACCGCCTGGGCCTATCAACAAGTCCAGCATTCAACGCGCAGCAGTTCTGCGAGAAGACATCCGCGACAAAATCAAGGCCGGTGACTTCGACTACGCCGCATTCTTTCCCGACAGCCCGAAGGCCGGTGTCAGTAGGAAAAACGCCGGACTGATGAGAACGCTCTTGCAAAACCAGCTGGAGACCTACGAGCGCCAAGTCAAAAACGGGCAGATGTCGAAATCCACCTATAACGGCTATGCCAAGGTGATAAACGGCGACCGGATGCGGCGCTGGGACAATGTGCAGGCGTCCGAGATCACCCCCGGCATGCTGCGCGAATGGATTGGCGAGATGGACTGCACTTCAAAGGCCATCCGAAACACGCTCATCCCTCTGCGTTCCGTTTTCGAAGATGCACTGAATGACGGCGTGATCGAATTCAACCCGTTCGAACGCATTGCATTGGCAAAGCTGATCCGGCAAACAGCCAAAGCCAGTGACTACGTCGTTCGGCCATTCATCTACGCCGAGCGTATGACTATCCTCGACGCTTGCCGAAACGATGAGCGCCCGACCTTCCAGTTCTGGTTCAACACGGGCCTTCGGCCTGGAGAGTTACAGGCGCTGGAGTGGGAGCACATTGACTGGGAGCGGCGCGTCGCGCGCATCGTCCAGAACCAAGTGGCGGGTGTCATCAAGGGTCCGAAGACAGCCGCCTGCAAGCGGGAGATGGATTTGAACGACGAGGCCATGCAGGCCCTCCGCGACCAGTTGCCCATCAGCGGCGCCCGCGGCAAGCGGGTGTGGCTCAACACAGTGACGTTACTCCCCTGGACCACGGATGCTCAGGTGCGCAAAACCGCCTGGCTGCCGCTGATGGCCAGGGCCGGCATAACCTACCGCAATCCGTACCAGATCCGGCACACCTACGCCTCAACGCTGCTGACTGCCGGCGCCAACCCCTGGTACGTGGCACAGCAGTTGGGGCACGAGGACGTGGAAATGGTGTTCCGCACCTACGGCAAATTCATCCGCGAGGATTACCAGCACCCGAAAGCACCGCCAAAGACAAGCTGACTCTGATAGCCATCTGGAACGTTTGAGCAACAAATCAAGCCACACAGCATAACCGCTGCGTGGCTTTTTTTGATGCTGGTGCGATGGGTTGAAACCCATGAAGTCCTCCCACAGAATGACTGCGCGCCTTATCGGCCGATCAGAACCACCACTGCTTCACCGGGCTAGTAATTAATAGAATTATTTTTCTATAAAATTCACAAACTATCAAAACAACTATAATTATAGTCAAAAACAAATGCATTGAAACAAATTGTAATTTACAATGCGCCGCTCATTGTTAAAAATAAATATCAACTGCTTTAAATTTACAAGGCGCAAGTACGTTGACTAATAAATATAATACAAAAGCCTCCCACTACCGAGAGGTAGAGTGGTTGGGGAAAAAATTTCCCCAAAGTGATAAAGTCATAAAAATCAAGCTCCTTTTGCAGCTCAATACCATCGCTTGTACGGTTTTGGGTATATTCTGGGCTGCATGTTATTTTTTTTATTCCAGAAATGACCTTGCGCTGATTTTTGTTGGGCTTTTTCTTGTGGGAATATGTTCATATTATTCCGCGAGAAATTTCAGTTATGCATATCTTGCAGGAATGGCGCATGCACTCTTGCTGATAGTGACATTTATATCTTTGATAGACAGCCCTCTTGAAAACATTCCGCGCTCTGCCCATGTATATTTCCTCCCTCTCGCCATTGGAGTTGTATTTATATTCAACCCCAAAGACAAATACATGGGAATTATTTTCCCCAGACTTTGTTTGGTATTTTTTGCCGCTTTCGGAGTAGGACTTTTTGATATAGATTCTTCCAATTTCTCTCCGCCAGAAAATATTAGAATGATAGGTTGCGTCAGCAACTACACATTTTCCACGTTGATACTGGCATCCATAATAAGAATCTACATCAAAAATTTAAACGAGAAAGTTGATCTCGCATTCAGCCTGGCTCAAGCCGTGGTAAAAAATGAAATAGTGGTTCACTACCAAGTTCAAGTGGATGCGAAAGGCAAGCCTTTGGGAGCTGAGGCATTGGTAAGATGGAACCACCCAGAACGAGGCCTTCTATCTCCTGATAAATTTATTCCATTGGCCGAAGAGAGCCTTGTCATCCGTGATATTGGGCTTGAGGTTTTACGTCAATCCTGTCGTTTGCTTGCAGAATGGTCAAATGATTCTTCGCTCAAAGACAAATATATAGCGGTCAATGTGAGTCCGGTGCAGCTTGCTGATGAAGATTTCGTCGCTACCGTCATCGAAGTGGTTCAAAATTTCGGGGTCAGGCCTGAGCTGATTGAACTTGAGCTGACGGAGTCAGCCTTGATCATCGATGCCGAGCAAGCGATATTAAAAATCCAGCAACTTAAAGATTTCGGCGTCCAATGGGCTCTTGATGATTTCGGATCTGGATTCTCATCGCTTTCTATCATCAAGACATTGCCGGTGCAGAAAATAAAGATAGACAAGCAATTTATTCGAGATGCCAAGTCCAATGAATCTTCCAAAAATCTGCTGAAGAAGATTTTTGAAATATCCGAACTGTTAGAAATGGAAGCTATTGTTGAGGGCGTGGAAGAACACAGCCAGCACGAAATGCTCATTGATATCGGATACTCTCAGTTCCAAGGTTTCCTGTTTGGTCACCCCAAACCAGCGCCAGAAGTCACAGAGAAGATGAAGTCATCTTTATCTTGAACGGATAACGCATTGTCATCTGGGATCCTCTATTTCACCATGCCGGTGCAAAGTGGATCTTTTACCGTGATGCGTTTTGACTTGACCGGGCCAACCAAGGCAATCAGTCAGCTGGATGGGCTAAAGATCAACTTTAAAAAAAGCAAAAATCCAGCCCCGCCAAAGACATCCGTCTTTGATGCCACTTTCCCACGCTACCCTTGCGCCGAATCAGCTTGGCTCCGAGATGCTTCATTAGCGCAAGCACAGATGCGCCGACCAATGCGACCAGCGCAGCAGCGAGTTGTTCTATACGCCTGGGCCCTGAGCAAGCGACGCTCGGACACTGAAGTCGGCATGGCCGTCGCGATCGCTAAGCGGCCGGCAATTGCGCTCCGGACCCATGCCAGATCTGACGCAACCCTGCATCTACCCTGGAGCCAGCCGTTGGCAGGCAGCCCGACACCCAGGCTATGGGGTCGTAGCGATGGTGGTCCGCGCCTACGACAAGTTCACCAGAAGCCCGAGGCTGAACTTCGCCTGGTCAGCGGGGAGTGA